CAAGGAAAAAGTTCAGTCTCTAATTTAAATATATCTTCAATGTCTTCATGATACATTTGTTTTTTCATCTCTTGCCAAAGTTTGTAAGTTAACTCTGCATCTTGTTCAGCGTATTCTCCTACATACATGGCAGGTAATTTGTACATTTCAGATTTTGCATCCACACCCCAAAGATCTGCTGTTTCTTTTAATACAGCCTCATTCTTACCTATGCCGACATAATCCCGACCCAGACTGCCTAAATCGTATCTAAAGCGATTCTCGTCTACGAGAGAGCCAGCAATCATGGTATCTACGATGGTCCCATTAATTTTAAGTCCTGCAGCCCTAATAAAACATACATCATACATAGCATTGTGAAATATTTTGATAGATTCTGTGTTTAATACATTTTGAAACCATTTAAGGACCATAGTTTTATCCATATTACCACCGCCTTCATGAGCAATCGGATAGTATCCTTTCCAATCTTGTACAGCTACAGCTATACCAACAATGTTACTTCGACCTACAACAGATCCAGAGCCAATAGTTTTTAAGTCAGGGTCTTTTGTTTCTAAGTCAATTGCTATCTCACTGTAATCTGATAGATCAGGAAAGTCTTGTGGTGGTAACCACTCTGTCTGTGGTTTAAATATCGGTTTCACTATAATCTCTCTCCATAATCATTTCTATAAAATGTATTGCTTTTAATAAATCTTGTTTCTTTCCCTTGTCACGATGACGAATAATATATTTTATAGCACACCCTTCCGGGTATAGCAACTCATTCTCTACTACAAACTTACTAGGTTGAATTTTATATTTTTGATAATGTGATCCGCCGTGTTGTTTGTCCCATACCTTACTCATAGATTATATGCCTTCCTTGTTTGTGGTTCGATTATATATAAATTTCTTTCTGTTCTTGTGCATGCAACATAGAATAATCTATTCATGTCATCAGAGTTTTTTTGATATTCATCAAACGCTGCACCAGCTAAGTCGGTAGTCACAACTACATTCTCTTTTTCATTACCCTTTACACCATGTATTGTAGATATTTTTATTCTAGGATTTTTAGTTAAGTCTTCACCAGAATCTATTAATTTTTTAATCTTTGTTATGTGTTGATCACCTAATTCATCTAACGCTTCATACCATTCTGCTTCTGTATGTAATCCATATTTTTTTTTCAAAGTATCTATGTCATAAAAACCATCTTTAATCATTATTTTAAATAATTGTTTATCCCAGTTCTTACTCATCTTGTTAAATATTTTTTTGCAATCACTATATGATAAAGGCACTCCGGTTCGTAACTCATTCCATTTTTGAATAATTGTATATAAATTTTTTATTGGAGGCGTAGAGTTTCTTCTTTGCCAATACAAATTTTTTTCATCAAGTATATTACCTATTTCTGGCAACATATAGTTAGCTTGTGCTAATACTAGCCACTCACCTTGTTTAAAGTTTACATCATGTAAAGTATTACATCGTTGTACAGATCCTTTTTCTTCTTTTGGTAACCATTCTTTTTTTACTCTGTTTGTAACTCGTTTAATTAATTTGTTTGCTAATGCAAAAGGTTTTTGTGGAACCCTTTGCGATTGTTGCAATATAGTTCTTTCACCTTCTAAATTTATAAATGTATTTACATGTGCACCATTCCATTTATATATGGCCTGATCATCATCACCCGATATGTATGAGTCTTGTGATCTCTCTTCTATTTTTTTTACTAACTTCCATTGTATTAAACTTAAATCTTGTGCTTCATCAACAAACATAACTCGTAACCTTGGCGCTTCACCGCTATTTAAAAATTTTTCTAACATGTCAGGAAAGTCAATTAAACCATTTTGTTCTTTGTATCTTTCTAATTCTTCTACAATTATTTGTAATTTGTTTAGTGATATCTTTAAATTATTTGTAAGATGATAAAATTTTATAGGATCTAATTCTTTTGATCGTGCTAAGTTTATCATTTGTATGTATGGATCTGTAGAATAAAACACACCATCATAGTCTTCATCTTGTTTTTGATTAAAATCTAATTCTATTTCCATCTTTTCAGATAATTCTTTGTAGTGTTTAGATTGCATAACTTGATTTTTATTTATACCTAATTGATTAAAACAAAATGAATGCAGTGTTTGGAAGTATGGTAAGTCATCATAAGATAATTTAAATTTATCTACAGCTCTCTGTTTCCCTTCTCCTGCAGCGTTTTTACTAAATGTAAAATAACCTATCTGATCTGGTGGTGTTGTTTCTAAAAAACTTTCTATGTGTCCAAGTAATGTATGTGTTTTACCTGTGCCTGGTGGTCCATATATTATTCTTCTCATAATATTACCACCAAAAAAGTTGCTATACATACAACGGTTATTAAAGCAATACCATCTATCATTTATCTGTTGACTCCTTGATCATATTTCTTAAACGTGTATTAAATTTGATCTCTTCAGAAGTTTCTTGTCTATGTTCTCCCTTATTTATTAATTCTAACTTTGCATTTTTTTTATGATACTCTCTAAAAGCTTCACATATAGCTATTCCTTTTATATTATCTTTATCAAATCTTGCTCCATCACTAGGATAATATTTTCCAAAAGGTTTTATATAACTTTCAAAATCTACTCTAGAATGTATTTTCATAACTTGATCTGCAAAACCTAACATTAAATTTATAAAAGTAGTGTCCTTGTGATGAACTTCATGAACACCTGATTGACCATCATTTTCATAATATTTAAAATCTATTATTTGATCCTCTATAGATCTTCTAAACATATTCATTACAAAATTTCTATCGGAGGCATTGTCATGAATTTTAGGTGAACTAAAACAAACGGGTCCATTAATTACAGATGGATTTGATATATATGGACGAAAACATCCATTAAAATTTTTATTTAAATAAAAATAAAAAGTATCTTCTCCCCATTTTTCTCCAAAAGCGTATTCTATACAAACAATATGAGGTCTATATGATCTCCACCTATCTGGTTTTCTATAATACCTATCCATTAAATTTATAATATGATTACAATGGTATTGATCTAAATATCCTCTATTCATTGTTTCTCTAATTTTTGTAAAAGCTTCTCTTGCACCGTCTCCATATTTTTTTGATTTTTTTTTAGTGTGGTATTCTTTTTCGTATATAATGTATGGTTTTTTATCTCCTAAAAAGTCTAATTGTTTTGGTAAGTCTATTTGACCTCCTGTTGATGGTGGTATAGTTGTTAATTGCTCAAAATTTATTTTTGTCATTAGTAAGGTGTCTCCTCTTTTAATTGTTTTTGTTTATATTCTTCTGTTTTCTTTTCAAATTGTTCAACAACAAACACAGATAATTTATCTTTTCCTAATCGCTTGTCTTCACAACCACATTTTTCTTTTAACATCTGACCAGTTCTTTGATAACCAACGTCCCATCTTCTTCTCATTAAAAACTGGTGATAGAATCTGTCGAATACAAAATGGTGAAAACCATCTGCTGTCCATACTCCACCTTTTTTTAAATCATTTTTATCTGTTGATACTTGTCTATTTAAACAAAACTCTTCTAAGTGATTTTGTAATTGATCTTCTGTGCGCATACCTTGAGCAGGTTCTGTTACTTCAGCATTATTTAATAATAAATTTGTTATTACAACCCAATCTTTTTCTTTTAATGTTGGTGGTCTGTTTCTTAATTGTTTCATACATGCCTCTTGAAATAAACTTTGTTGTCTTAAGTATTTTACATTTTCTAAGTATAATCTTTCTCCGTCTACATTTAGATAGTAGTAAGGGTCCTCCAGGTCTATAACCTGAAGGTCGGCTAGCCCAGGAAATAATACCTCTTGACCAATACCATATTTTTTAGTTCTACATAAAGTTTTATCACAAACATTACACATTGGTTCTTCATTACATTTATAATGAAAATCATTTTTTTCGTTATTTTTTATTTTAGCTGTTATTGTTTTTTGATCTAACGGCGGTGAAAAATGTTTGTAGTTAAACTCAAATATTTTATCTTGCCAACCATTTGGCCACTTTTTCTTAGCATACACAATGTATTGATACATAATTCTATCTCTACCATCATTTATTTTATTTAACGTAAGAGTTTCAATACAAGGTGGCGCGTCACCGTATTCTGATTGTGGTCTTTCTACTTTTATTGTGTCAACGTTTATTACTTTTGTATCTTCATACAAATTAAAAAAACCATCCAATGTAGCAGCATTTCCATTTTTATCAAAAGCATATCTTGTTGTTCCATCACTATTAAAATATGGTAAATTTAAAAAATTTCCTGTATCATCTTGTGATTTTAATTCTGTTTGTTTTGGAAAAACTTCTGACCCTGCATACCCCAGCACAGCTTTTACTTCTGTTAATTTATCTTGCATAGATTTTGCTGAAACATAATCTTCTGTAAATAAAAATACATGTGCACCACCAGATTTAGATCTAAAAACTATTAGTGGTAGATTAAATTTTTGAATTTTGTTTATTAATTGTTTGTGATCAAACCCCGCATAAGAATCTATATCTATGCACCCCCACTTGCATTTATTCTCATCGTTAATTGGTATTACACCTAAACTATCTTTACCCTGTAAATGTTTTTGCCAAAGTTCATCAGTAACAGGTTCTCTTTTTACAAAAGATTTACCTTTTATTTTTGTGCCATTACTTATTGATTCTGTAACTTTAGTAACACCATGCGCACGGTCTAAGCCTTCAAATATATTTTTAAATTTTTCCAACATAATATTCTACGTGGGCGGTGTCCACTCTCGCTTCTCCGCCCACTACCTAGGATTCAGATTAGTATGAGTGTTTCGAATCTTGGCTTTC